GATCCGAACGAGAAACAGTCCTTTGGCATGTCCGAACCACGCTGGGAAATGACTCGCGCCGAGGCCAAACAGGAGTGGGGCAAGGATTTTGACAAGAAGGCCAAGAGAAACGGCGAGTGGTTTGTCACCAAAAAGCTCCGCAAGCAATTGCCCGACGTGGAAAATGCCCTGCATGGGTTGGTCGGCTGGCTGGATCGACGCGACAAACGCCAACCGATGGAGCGGGTAGAGGCCCTGAACCAGATCCTCAAGGACGTCGAGGCTATGAGATAAAATCGTTCCATCGTTCCGCGGTTTTCGCGGAACGGCGGAACAGGGAATTGGGTTGTATTTCCGGCCTTTTCTTGACGTTGTTGACCATTCCGCGTATTTCGGCGGAACATTCCGCGCCAGGTAGTGGCATTCACCGACTGAACGATCTACCGTACAGTACAACCAGGGGAATGACGTTTTTCTGGATGTGGGGCAACGACATGGAAACCAACACGCCAACCAGTCCGCGACAACTGATTCAATTCTCGCTGATGAGCGGGGAATGTGTGTTGCAGATCGAGTATCGAGACAAAAAGGGGCAGATCACGCGTCGCAAGGTCAGCCCGATTCGATGGAATGACGACCAGTCCAAGGTGTTGGCCCTGTGCCTGTGCCGGGAGATCCCGCGGTGGTTTGAGGTCGAACAGATCATGGCCGCCGAACAGGTGCCAGAAGAATCGGTCCTGATGCCCGAGACGATTGAAATTCTCGATCCCGAGGGTGTCTGGGTGAAATCTTGACAATCGAAGCCTAAAAGACGAAAACAGCGTTTTAACCGGTCACTGAGTTCCAGAGCCGCCAGCGTTCAATAGAGCGTTGGCGGTTTTTTTTTGCCGCTACGGAGTTAATCCCATGACGAATCCAGGTGTCCCCTATTCGAACCGTCACGACGTTGAGTCCAATTATCCGCCTGGATTTGGCCTGTTTGACGAAAGCCTCAAGGCCTATCGCTGGAGTCATCAGGACGGCCAGATCCCGATGGGCATGCCGTTGCTGCCCACAAAACGCGTCAATCTTGTTTGGGAGGCCGGAGCCCGTGGAAAACCCGGGTTAAACGCTGATATTCAGAATGCCGCGGAAGCGATTCGGATGATTGCCGATCCGTGGTTTGAGTTGCTGGGAACCAATTTGACGTCCGCCAGCGCAGCGTACAACGCCGAGGGGGGCATCACCCTGACGACCGCCGGAGCCAGTGGTGACCGGGTCATTTTGCTGCCGCATCTGGACGCCAACCAAAGCCCTTGGAACGTCATCACATGGGGCACCGACAAAGAGACGGCGTGGGGATGCTACCTGCGCACGGGCGAGTCGATTGCCGACCTGATCCTCTGGGCCGGCCTCAAGTTGACCAACACGCCCACGGTGGCCACGGACAACGATCAAGTGTTCTTCCGGTACGAAGCCGGCGTGAACAGCGGGAAAATCCAGTGCATCAATTCCATTGGCGGAACGGACGACACGGACGACTCGGGTGTGACCCTCGCGGTGACCACCGATTACTGGCTCGTGATTGCCATCGACTCCAGCCGAATTGCTCGGTTTTTCATCAATGGCGTTCTGGTGGCAACATCGGCGGCATTGACCGATGCGACGGATTTGAAGCCCTATTTGGGCATTCAGGCCGCCGCGGCAGCCGCCAAGTCGGTAACCGTTTACAGCCAGCATATTGGACGGAACCGCGGGTAAAGATTGACACGCGACAACTGTTCGGGATAAAGTACGTCCAATTGAGCTACTGAGAACCAGAGCCACCGAGTCCAGCAGGGCCCGGTGGCTTTTTTTGTTTGGGGACACGACATGCCAGCGTTTGCCAATGCACTTACCACTGCCAGTCGAAACAGTGACACGATGACGCTGACTGGAGGCCTTTATCACGTCAGTCTTGCCGGCACGTGGGCAACCGCGGCCGAACCGCGACAAGCCGTGAAACTCGAATATCGTCCGGATTCCGGTGTGGCGTGGATCCCTCTCTGTTCGGCGCGGCCATTGATCGCGCTAAATGACAATCAAATTTTGCATATCGGAGCCGGCGACATCCGCGCGACTCTTGATGGAGGCGATGCCGGCACCGACGTGGACGTCTGGGTCGCGGATGTGCTGTAGGAATCACGTGCGGAGGTTCGGGCGGCCGGCATCCAACCGTCGTGACTGGCCCCGCACTGTTTTTTGTTTCAATGTTTTTGGGGTAGGGGATTTTCGATGAAGTGGTTTACGTTGTTGATCGAGTGGTATTTGGCAAACAAAGGTTCGGTTGATCAGTTTTTGATCGCCCTGAAAGAACTGTACGACTACTTTTCCGCGCCGCGAGTTTCGGTCCTGTCCGACTCGGAGGTGACCGGTGTTCTGGAAGGAATCTGCGACCGGGTGGAGGCCAAGGTGGCCCGGGATCCCGGGGTGGCCTCGTTCCGATCGGATCGGGCAAGCCTGTACCAATTGATCAAGCTGTTGTTTGACAACTGGGACAAACTGGCCCCTCTTCTGCCCATTTTGCTGCCCCTGTTGGGGCTGTCGCAGCCGACGATTGCCGAAGAACCGGTATCCGAAGTCGTCTACGAGCCGATCACGGGAGACAGCGGCACGACAATGGAGAATGCGAGCGATGGGGACGGATCGCCGACTGACCCGGCATCCGAGTAGTTCACGCCCGCCCCAGGCGTGCTCCCCGCGGCGGGCCGGTTGTCGTTGCCGGCCCGCCATCTTTCTCACAACGAGGGAACACCAATGCGAAATTTAATCTTTCTGCAGTTGCCTTTCATCCTGGCGGCATTGGTTTCATCCTGCGACGGCCAGCAGCCGTTCAGCGTTAAAACGGAGGTGGTAACGGTCATCGAGGCCACGGGCCAGGTGATGCCCAGTGACGGGAAATCGTATCTGATTTCCGACGGAAAACGGGTTCGCGCCGTGATCATCGATACCCAACAGGAAGGCCTGCGGTATCTGATTGTTCGAAAACTGGCCGGCGGTCGGTCGGTTTTGCTGAAAGAGTCGTTTGACGGCGGCAAATTCCTGTTTGTCGGAGTCGAGAACGGGGAATACGAAATTCAACCCCCTGTTCCCGAGGGGGGCTATCCTGAATTCGATCATTTCACGATTAGCGAGGGAGAGGATCCCGAGGAGCCTCCAACCAATCCGGACCCCGAGCCTCAGCCAGAGCCGTCGGACTTTTCCGAGACCATCCGCAAAGCGGTTAAGGCGCTGCCCGAGGATGCCCAGTCGATCCGGGGCAAACTGCGAGAAAACATCGAACATGTTCGCGGGCAGTGGACAACCGGCGTCTACCAGCGAGAGGGCCCGCGGGATTCCTTCATCGCCATGAGTGTGGCGATTGCCAATCTGAATCAGTTGGCCAGCACACCGGAGCAGTTCCGGGCCTGGTCACCTGTCTGGAAAATCGTGCAAACGGAATTGACGAACCGTTTCAATCAACAGGGCGCGTCAATGGACATTGTGGCGGCACTGACCGAAATCATCGATGGTTTGTCGGGGTAATCATGCCAGAGCTCATTCGTCCCATTTTGGTCAGTCGCCCGTTAAGCATTGCTGCGCTTGCTGAAAATCGATCGTGGGAGTTGGATTCTCTCAAGATCACCCCCAATGTTTGGGGGAAAACAAAGGGCGAGGGTGTTCTGTACGTGGTTGGCGATACGGGGGCGTGTCCGCCCAGCGAGCATAAAGACTCTAAAGATCCGGTGTTCGCCGAAAATTTCAGTTCATCGTCGACGGTCCTGGACCGCCACGGGCACGGACGCCATGTGGCCGGCACCGTCATTGCCCAACACAACTCGTGGGGATTTCAGGGGATCGCGCCGCATGCCGGCTACGCTGTCCTTAAACTGCTCGGCGACAACGGTTCCAACACGACCGATCGAATCATCCGCGGCTACCAGTGGCTGGCCAATTGGTGGAAAAACCGCGATCTGGCCATGCGTCAGGCCTACCACACCTGCGTTCTGAATCTGTCCATTGGCGGTCCGGCCAATGCCGAGGACAAGCGGGCGATCGATGCCTTGTGGGAGGCCGGAATCGTCGTCATGGCGGCTATGGGCAACTCGGGCAAAAAGTCGTACGAAAGCCCAGGTATCTACGGGATCGGCGTCGCCGCGCTGGATCGGCGCGACAAACGGGCCTCATTCAGCACGTTCAACGAACACACCGACATGGCCTGTCCGGGCGTCGCCCTGGTGTCCTTCGGTTTCCAGAATCAGTTTGTGGAAATGAGCGGAACCAGTATGGCCACGCCGGCAGCCAGTGGATGTGTCTCGTTGGTTTTGTCGACCAATCGGGATCCGGAGCTGCGGACCCACGACGGTCTGATCGAGTACCTGACCGACAAATCACCGTTTGACGTGGAAGCACCTGGCAAGGACCAGTACACGGGCCTCGGAAAGCCGAATGTGGACGAGGCCACCATTAGTTTGCTGTTTAATTTTGGAGTTTGACATGTTTGCCATTCGTTGCCTGTTCGCATTGTGCCTGTTGATCCTTCCCGGTGTCGGTCAAGCGACTTTGTTCGAGTTTGGAAGTCTGGAACCCGTTGCCGCTCCCTCGCCATTCGAGGCCATTACCCAAGCAGTGGAGGCCCCTGCTGTGCAAGCCGAGGAGTTGGTCACGGTAGTTGAGTATGAAACGGTCTGCGTCAACGGCCAGTGCTTTAGGCGTCCGGTCGTCAAAACGATTCGAAAGGTCGGCGGAGCCACAAAATCGGTTGTGGAAACCACAAAATCGGTTGTGCAATCGACGAAAACCGTCGTGTCCGATGTCGTCCAGGTGCCGCTAAATACGGTTTTGAGGGTGCGTGAGGCACGTCCCGCGCGCACGGTGGTTCGCCGGTGTGCGACGCGTATTCGCGGCATGGTCCGGTGTTTGTTTGGCCGACGATGAGGATCGGAATACCAATGACCGAAGCACAGGAACAGCGCATTTTGCGAATCATAAAAGAACTGGGAATTCCAACTGCGATGCTGGTGGTTGCCCTGCTGGCCCTTTACAACGGGGCCGGATGGGTGGCCAACACGGTGATTGCTCCGGCGTTGGAGGATAATCGCAAAGTGATGCAGACTCAAATCGAGACCATCACGTCGCTGACGACCACGCAAAAAGCAATCACCGACTCGATCGTTGCCCAGACCGAAGCCCTTCGACAAATGGCGGTCAGTCTGAAACAGATTGAGATCAACACGCATTCCACCAGTCTGTCGACCGAAAAGATTCAAACGCAGGCTCAGGAAAACGGCAAGAAGCTGGATCGAAACTACGAGAGCATCAGAGGCAGTCCCATCGGCGATGGCCGGTAGAAGATTGCACGAAACACGGTTTGCCGTACACTATCGGTAACGATGTGGGGCAAATAATGGGACGAATCGGTATAGTTCGATCCCTTACGGATGAGGAATGGGCAACCGCGGCCAACGCTGTGGTTGAGCGGTGGAAACGCATCGATCCCCTGTTTCGAAATGGGGTGGAACGATGACGCGAGACGAAACACCTCGTCGGGAATGCGCTAAATGCGGGCAGGAACTGGTCCGCAAGCACAACGAATCTCGGGGGCAGTTCCTGAAACGGCAATACTGCGACCGAGAATGTGCAAAGCAGAGTAGCCGTTGCGAACCGACCCAAGAGGAAATCTACGCTGCGGCCAGACGGATTCGAATGGCCAGGTTCGGGAACAGTGGGGACATCCAGGAATGAACGATCCGGCCGAAGCGGCTTTGGCGACGATGTACTCCAAGGCCAGGAAAATGGTCGCTACGCTGATGGCAAATGCCGATCCGGACTTTCATGGCGCCATTGTTTTTCGGATCAGCTTTCAGGATGGAAAACCCCACCGATTCTTGGCCACGACTGAGGAGAGTGGGATCTTTGCAAAGCATGTTGACACGAAAAAACCGAAGGGTACGATTTATCCCTAGTTCGAAAATTTAATTTTGGCCACTGAGAACCAGAGCCGCATTGTTCCTCCCGGGACAGTGCGGCTTTTTTTTTGCCATGTCCGCAACCGCAGCACGAATCGAGCCCAAAGCCAACGAGAACGAAAGTTCCTTCGTCATTCGCGCCCATCGGGCACTGATGAAGGAAATTCCGGACTCGACGGAGCGCAATGCCGTCGTCTGGGATGCATGGGACAGTGCCAGAGGCCCCAGCCGCGCGGAGCAGTTGGCCAGCAAGCATTTTCCGGCCGAACGCTACGAAATGAGCCCTGGCCATTGCTACTTTGCGGAGCACGAGACCACGCGAAACGACGGGACGCCGGTCAAGTACAGCGTCAACGACCTGGTCGGAATCATCAACAACCTGAACCATCGGGTGCTGGAACGGGAATGCTTTCAGGCCATCACCGAGGGGCACACCAGCGACAACCAAAAGGCGGGCGACGAGCCAACGATTCTCGGCTACAGCGGTCCCTATCGCCTGGGCATGATCGGCCATGAAAAGCCCGTGTTTGCCATCTTTGGCAATGAATACCACAACCGCGCCCATCAATCCACGTTGGCCAACCGTCCTCGCCGCAGCGTTGAGTTGCTGACTCTGCGAAGCACGGGAGAACGATTCTTCGATCCGATCGCCGCGCTCGGTGCCCGGTCGCCTCGGTTGGCCATGCCAGCCAAGTATTCCCAGATCGATTCATCCGAGGTGGAAATCGATCGCTATTCGTTTACCGCGCCAGCGAGTTTTCCTGGCGGATCCAACACCTACATTCCGGGGCCCGACGAGTATTCGGCGGATTCGGACGAGGAGCAGCAATCGATGAACGGCTCAATTGCCAATGAAGACATCGCCAAAATCGTTCAAGCCATGATGGAAACGCCTGAGATGCAATTTGTGCGGTCTCAGATGCAAGGGGGTGCCGCGCCCGGCATGGGTGGCGGAATGCCTCCGGGGATGGATCCCGGCATGGGTGGCGGTGCAGCCGGCGGAATGGGTGATGAGGATCCCATGGGTGGCGGACAGGACGCGTTTTCTCCAGCCGGCGGTGGTGAATCGGGACCGCCTACTGGTGATTTTTCCCCGATCCAGGAGGACGACGATCAGTCGCAATACGAAATGACCCAATACGACCGAGACCGCTACCAGGCGTTGGAGGAAACCGTCGAACGGTATCAGGCTGAAAACGCCGCACTGAAACAGGACATGCAGACGCTGCGAGCCCATCACGGCGTCTTGGCCAAGAATCTGGCCAACGTGATCAAGGAAAAGGCCGACGTCAAACGCAAATCGCAATTGACGCAGTTGGTGGACCGGTACTCGATCTTCGATCTGGACGAGGAGTGCCAGCGCTGTCTGTACGAAGCCGGCAGCGACATGTCCGACAAGGAATTCGAGGCCCATGTGGCACAGATGGAAAAGCTCGGCGCGCGGGCCCGCCCGATGTCGGTGAGCATTCCTGACGGCGTTTTGGCAGACGACCGAAACACTGAGCGGTATGCCGCGGAAAACGAGTTGGCGGTCGAGATCCACACGGAATCGGCCAACAACGGTGAGTTTCTGTCGTACGACCAGTGCTTGGCCAAGGCCCGGGAGCAACTCAAGAGCCGGTAACCCCGTTTGGGTCCGGTCGCTGTCTACAGGAAACGGTTTTGTTTGAGGTGAACTAAATGAGTCATTCTGCTCCCAGCTACGTCGCCAGTGAAGACATTGGCGTCAGTCTGTTTGTCAACATCGTGGCGGGATCCGACCACGAAATCGAGGTGTGCGACGCGGGCGACATCGCGATTGGCATCAGTCACGAAGGCCCGCAGGACACGGTTTTGCCAGGTTCGTCTGTGGGACCGGCAGCGGTCTCGGGATCGTCCTGCCGTATCTACGGCATCGGCGAAAACTGCGAAGTCCTTGCCGGTGGAACGGTCCAGGCCGGCGATTACCTGAAACCCGATGCCGACGGCAAGGCTGTCACGGCATCGAGCACGAACAAATATTCGGCCATTGCCCGTGCGGGTGGTGTCGCCGGAGAACGGATTCAATGCACGATCGAACATGGCGTGACTCCCTAGTTTCGCTTTGTTGTTGTTTGTCACTTTTTTTTGAGTTTGGTTTTTCTGGGTCTGCGGCTTTTTCGCACTTCCCAGATGGCACACCGGTCTAGCTAACTGGGAGGTGCCCAATTCACCGCGCCATTTTGGGGGGCTGCGAGAAACCGCAGGCCCTTTTTTTGTTGGAGCTACACAAATGGCAACTGGCGCAGCTTTTTATCCGGCATCGAGCAACACGTACGTCAAGAATCACGGGGCCACTGGCTACCTGATTACCCAGTACGCTCGCAACCCGAAGGATTTCCCCTTTGCCCGCTACGTCCAGTACAAGGACGTCAAGCAGGACACCGGTTACTACCTGAAAATGACGGCGGAACAGGCCGGCCGTTTGGTGGGTGGCGAACTGAGTGAATTCGTCTGGCCGGACGGTGCAGATCGTCCCAAGAACAACAACGGGACGGAGTCGTTTGCTTGGGCCGACTATCGGACCGAGCGTTACAACTTCGGTTTCACCGTGGGTGACAAGGCTCGCAAACAGGCGGGCTGGAAGATCGAGGACACGGAGGCCGGAAACCACGCCCAGCAGGCCATGACCGGACGGACCCGGCAATTGCACCTGGCCCTGCAGAACTCGTCGAACTGGGAAACCGGACATCGCGTTGACGTCGCCACAATCGACGGCGTGACGGGACGATGGGATCAAAGCACCACGCAGCGATTGGACATCAAAAAGTCCATCAACTACGCGGTCAACAAGATCCGCATGGCGACACTGTCGGCTGTGAAGCAGAAAAAGGACATGCGACTGGTGATGAGCCCACGGACGGCGCAGGCCATCGGCGAGACCCAGGAAATGGTCAACGCCTTCATCCAGTCGATCGAGGCCCGCAAGCATTGGGAAGGCAAGTACCCCGACTACTCGGAGTATGGCATTCCCAACTTCCTGTACGGCATCGAGGTGGTCATCGAAGATACCGTGATGGTCACCAGCCGCCGCGGAGCCACCACGGCGACTCGCGCGGATGTTTGTGCCGATGGTGAGGTGTACCTGGTCAGCCGACCGGGTGGACTGGTTGCCAAAAGCAACAACGGTCCCAGCTTCTCCAGCCTGATGTGCTTCACCTTTGAAGACATGACGGTGGAGGATCGGTACGACCGCGACAACCGCCGATATGAGGGCAACGTGGTGTTCGATTCCTATCAGGGAATCATCGCACCGGCCTCGTGCTTCTGCTTCACCAACGTGATGGAATAAGTTGACTCATGGCGTCTTATGCATCGGGTGAGGATCTGTTCAAGCGATACGACACGCAATTGCTGCTGCGGTTGCTGTCGGACGCTGGTCCTGCTCCTCTCTCCCGTAATGACGCCCTGACTCACGAAAATCTCACGTTTGCATTGGAGGCAGCCAGCGGACAGGTCGAGAGTGCATTGCTGCATGGTGCTCGCTATTCGGCCGCCGATCTGGCGGGACTCACCGGGAATGCCGGAGAGTACCTGAAAGACATTGTGTGTTGCCTGGCCATGGTTCGAATTATGAATCGCCGGCCGGAAACGCATGCGGAATTCCGCAAGGAAATGATCCAGCAGCAACGGGAATACCTGGAATTGCTGCAGTCGGGCAAGGATGTGTTTAACCTGACGGCGCACGTCGACGCGGGCGTAATTGCCAAGGTGGAGACAAGCGAGACGGTTGTTTTGACTCGCAATCTGCGAGCCGATCAATTACGCGGTCACCTATTTAGTCCGGAGTAGCAATGGCTGATTACGATCCCGCATGTCATTCGACAAAAAAACTCGGCTTACTGGATATTCGCATCGCGGCTCCCTACGACGGGACGCTGGTGGACCTGGGACACGCGACGGATCAGGTGGACCGCCAACACCGTCCGTTTCTGTTGGATGTTCCCGGTTCGCGGAATGGTGGTGCTCAAGGACCGCCGATTGAGATTCAGTGGCTGGGTGAGGTCGTGGTGGTCATATTCTCGCTGTCCTCGTACCTGCAAAGTTCGGTCGACCTGGTGCGCGAGCGAGCCATCATGTCCACCGCGGGAACGATTGATCAGGATGACGTCGGCGAATTCCTGATGACGGACAACGCGTTTCGGCTGTTGCTGCATGCGAAGGAACCCACGGACACGTTCAATTTCTGGTGTGCCATTCCCCGAGAGCCGATCCGGGTGGGCGATGGGCCCAAGTATTCCGAGTGGGCCATGTCGTTTGAGTGCCATCGGCCGCCGTGCGGTCATGGCAAGGCAAACATTCTTTGGGATCGCAACAGCGATGCCTATGCTTAAAGGGTAGCGATAGTGTTGGGAAAACTGGTGCAATGGTGGCGAAAACGATCTGTGGATCGGTCGCGACTCATTTTCGAATTTTGGGACGGCCAACAGGTCGCCCGGCGGGATCCTCTTCTACTGGAACGCCGAATCGCGATGCATCCGGAATGGCGCCCGGACGTTCACTGCATCGAGGCCAACGATGGCAATCAGCAGGCATACGAATTGACGCTGCGAGCCCTGCGGGAAATCTTCGAAGTCGAGGCCTACGACGGCACCAAGGGGATGACCGAATGGGAGGTCATGGGTCTGTTTACGGACTACCTGAGTTTCATGGAAGAGGTAAAAAAAAACATGCTGCATTTGCAGACGTTGCCGGTCTCTACGGAGTCGACGTCGAACGCATCGAGCGAACCGACTACGAACGATTCGTCGGACTCTACCTGAACATCGATCGCGAGTCCTACCGCTGGATGAGTTTTGGATACCAGTCGGTCAGTACCGCCATCACGTTCTCGGTTCCACCGCTTGAATGGTTTGTCGCCAACGAGATTGATCCGGAACGCGGGTATTACGAATGGAGTAAGGCCCAGGCATCCCATAAACACGCGAGGGCATAGGACATGTTTCAGGCATTCATTGCAGCAGGGGCAGCAGCAGCCAGAGCGGCAGGAATGGCTGCGGGAGCCGTCGCCAGAGGAGCTGGAGTGGCGGCCAGGGGTGCTGTGGGGGGTGCCCGGGCACTGGGACGCACGGCAGTCCGATCCAGTCGCGCGGCCAGTCGCACCGCGGTTCGCGCCCGTCGGGGTCAACGTCTTCGTCGCATCCGTCGGTTGCGTAGTCAGCGACAAAAGTCGGTTCGTGTGAATCGAACGTCTTCGGGAGTGTTTCGGTACATCAATACCGCCATGGGCGGACGGCGCGGGCTGTTTTCAACTCCGTTGCGGGCATTCATGCGGGGGCGTCGACGTCGCGGATTGCGAAACCTGCGACGGCAGTCGGGTATTGGCTATCGTCGAAGTGGCGGGGCTCGTTTCCGGTTGAATTATCCGGCGACGGGTCCGGGTGGGGGTCAATCGACTCGATCGGGAACGCGCTTGATCAGCATGCCCAGTCGGCAGTGGAACACGCACACCAACAATGCCACGCGATGGCCCAATGGTCGCAGGCCGTCAATGCCAACAGGCAATCTATCGGGTCTGTTTGGGCAAAACGGTGGGTTTGGTGGCAATCTGGTGAATATGGCGTTGAGCACTTTGAGGTTCAACATTGCAGGCGTCGTCGCGGCATTGGGTGCCATGCGCTACTCGATCATGCAAACCATTGAAAGTCAAAAGGGGTTTAACGGGACCATTTCAGAGGGCCTGGCACAGCTAAATGCCGCGAGGATTCGTCGGCAGATCACCTTTGGTCGTCGGACGGAAATGTCCTCGGCGGCATTCCTGAATATGACCAACAAACTGGAACAGGCTTTGGCGCCGCTGAAAACCGAGGCGTTTAAGAGCGTGACGTCGTTGGCGACGATTATCATGCACGGGGTTACGATGATGATCCCCGGATTCCTGGCAACGGCAAGTGCTTGGATGCCTCAATGGCTTCGAGACGGCTTGAAATCCATGAACGATCTTGCCGATGAGTTGGGTAAAGCAAATCGACAATCAAACAAGGTCGATGGGCGCAATGCCCCTGTCGTTCTCGCCGATCTCTACCGGTTCATGCGGAGCCACAATACGCCGGGTGCACCGGGTCCAATCAGCAAACCGGCGCATGTGCCCAACTTGCCTCGGAAGTTTCGTAATCCGGCGGGAGGAGGCCCCTGATGCCACAGCGATTCGATTGTGGAACGGTCATTCACTGGGGGCAGTTGCGATTGCAGAACTGCCATATTTCCTCGTTTGACCAGGACGTGCGCATGGATGACACGAACAGCGACAGCATGTTCACCACGTTCAAAATCAGCATTGAGACGATTGTGCACGAGTCCAATGTTCCGTTGGGCGTGATTGATCCGACGCTGGACCCAATCAATGCGGTCGACAAATTGGGGATCGTGCAGGCCTACCTGATGCACAATCGCCAGGTGTTTGAAATGTATTTTGAGGGGGTTCGGTGGATCCGGGTCACCCCTCACATTTCGCCAGTAATTAACGGGGTTCCGGTTTGGAATCGGAATGGCGACGCGGCATCGGTTTATCGGGGTGAGGTGGACGTCAACAACGGTCCCAAGTGCACCAGTTGCCGGGTGACCCACGTAGCCGGCCGCAAGGCGTTTCGAATTCAGGCGACCTTTGAAATCTCTGTGTTGACTTGTCGCGTCGTGTTTGACGAGACGCCTGAACCGGGCCTCGATGGATTGTTTTTGCTGAACAATCGTTGGTCGCTGGACGAGTCGATCGACAACGAATGGCACTGGACGCGGACGATTACCGGAAAATGCCGCGTCGCCCATGCCGAATTGTGGCAAACCCGGATCCGATACCTGCTGATTCCCCGACTCAGTCCGTTCTACCAACTGGAGTCGATGACGTTTGTGCAATCGACCGACGCGCTGTCAATGCAGTATTCGATCGTGATGCGCAGTCGACATGCCGCTCCACCGTATCCAGCGATCGACTGGGAGGGGGAACACTCGGAGGAAACAGGACTGGGAGGCGGAACGGGCAAAAGCTCGTTGACGATTCGCCTGACCGGTGCCCCGCATTCGTCCAAACAGGATCTGTTTATTGCCGCCATCGCGGTGGCAGAAGCTCGGATCGGTTATCTGAACCAGAATTTGGACGATGAAAATGCCGGTTCGTTTTGGGTGACAGGCTGTTCCACTACGGACATCATGCACACCAATCAACTGACGTTTTCGGTCAGTCTGGAACGGGCATTTTCGTCCACGATTGAGAAGAGCAAGAACGACGGCGGGAAAGAAACTTCGATCGACAGCTATCTGGGCGTGACCTGGTCCATGCTGGAAAAATGGCCGATGGCTCCATCGGAGTTTGGCGGACCGTTGGCTAACTATCGACCGGACGCCTGGCCCGAACCGATCCCCATGAGCGACGAGGGTCCGGCAAACATGTTCCGGCGGATGTTTTTCAGTCCCTGCCTGCAGCCAATTGGAGCAGCCTGGACCGAGGTGCTTTATCCTGACTACCCCGAACACCACGAAAATAACGGTTTGGTTGAGGCGGAAGAAGTCAAACCGAAGGTGATGCGCGGGGACGCTGAAATTGAGATGCCGGCACCGACCGGGGAACATCGAGTCAGCGCCGATCACGCAAAAAACATGTACCGGCATGCCGAGATTCACAGCCAGTATTTCATCGACCACAACGTCTTTGCGTTGCCGAAAATCATTGATTACGACGCCAGCAACCGGACCGATTCCGACAGTGTGCTGGTTCGTGCCGCGCGACCGACGACGACCTGGTGGTTCACCTACCGAGCGGAACAGGTCGGGAAGAAACCGAGAATCCCCAAAGCCATCGTAGAGTTTACCGACAAGAACGGCATTTATTACATGCTGGACGAGGAGGAAATCAAACCGGGGTGCCCGATTCTCAGCGCCGATGGCGGCATGTATTCGTACACGCTCGAATGCCGGTTTGTCTACAAACTCAGCCGCCGGCCAACGGTGGGCGATACCGTCTGGGCCGGGGCACTGCCGTGGGATTCCAGCGGCAAGGACGACAATGCTTGGCTGTTGGATGACGACGCCTATTCCGAAGACATCATTTAGAGACCCCTGCCATGGCCATCAATTACACTTTGCTTTTCGACCGGATCCGGGCCATTGTCGCGGCTTTGGACACCCAGCAGGCGATTCCGGCGACGATCGAGACCGCGGTGGATGACGTCCTGACGGAGTATTCCGGATCGTTGGTCACCGCGGCCGAGTACAGTGCGGTCCAGGCGGTTGTGGCCAGCAGTCGCGCCGAAAGGAATCAGGGGGGATTGCGAAACGCTTTGATCAACCTGATAGGGCAGGAGGTGGTCCGCCAGGTGGTCGCCGACGTGCTGACCTTTCGCGGATCCACCAATGAGGCCATCACGGAACTGATCCGACAAATGAAGGCCGATTCGGAGTCGGTGGATGCCTGCACCACGGGTATTTCGGTAGGCACCGCCTCGGGCAAAGCCCGGTTTCTCGGGTCGCTGATCGACGTGGACGGAGTGCAAACCGAACGAGTCTTTGCCGAAACGGCTGCGATCACAGCATCCAGCACAGGATTGGCGATCACCACGCAAACACGGGTCCAGCCGACGGATCCCGATTGGCCGGCCGGATCCCAGTTGTCCTTGAGTCTGCCGGTTTCGTCGATTGGCGGTCTGGTGGCCAACGGCACGTTTGACGCCGAGAGCACGACCGAAACCTACTATCCGGACTTGTGGCAGGTGCTGGTGGGGACGGTGGGGACGACGATTATCCAGACCCAGTACAGTACGCAAACCGTCACCCTCAGTGGGGATCCGACCGAGGGGTGGTACAACCTGACGTTGACCGATGCGGATGGCAACGTGCAAACCACGGAGCCCATTGCCTGGAATGCCGAGGCCAGCACGATCGAATCGGCAATCAATTCGCTGACGGGATGGGACGTCGACGTCGCGACCACGGGGACCGCGCCCAACCTGGTGCACACGATCACGTTCAATCAGGCGGGGACTCCCAGCACGCTGACGGTTCACAATGAGACCGACGGAACGATCACGCCGGCAGCCGGTTCGTCGGTGGATACGGGCGGGAGTGACAAGCTGGCCATGGTCTGGGTTGGCAACGGTTCGGAACTGACCAGCCTCGAACAGCGCATGACGCTGCAGCCGTCCACAGTCTACGCCGTGGCGTTGCGATTGAAACGAGAGGCCGCGGCCACAGGCGTGATTCGTCTGCGACTCGTCGACGGCACCAACACCGTATTGGATGACGACGCCGGCACCGCCAACACGGTCAGCCAGGACGTCAGCACGGTGAGCACCAGTGCTTTTGATTGGGTCACCGCCTTCTTTCGAACGCCATCAGTTTTGCCGGATGTGGTCAAGTTGAACATTGCGTTGACAACGGCTTTGGCAAATACCAAAAAGCTCTATATTGACTCGCTGACGATGGTCGAAGCGAGGCAATTGGGGACATTGGGAGCCTGGTTTGCGTTGATCGAAGGGGACGCGCCGCCTGCCTTTGGGGATTCCTATTCGCTGTCCTTCACCAACAACCGGGCGGGCAACATCCAAACCCGTTTTGTTCGGCATTTTGGCCGACAATTGCCGTCGGACAATTCCGGCAGTGAAACCATTTTGGACTAGGTGATTTCCATGATTGAAGTACAGGCCGCGATTGCAGACGTGGATCGTCGATTCCGATTGACCCTCGGGAAATCGATGGAAACGATCGTCAACATTGTTCGAGACTGCGAGCGACGGGAGTTGATCACTCCTGAGGACAGCGAGAATTTGACGCTGAACACGATTCGACTGGGCGTCGATCTGGGGTTCGCAATGGGAAAAAAGGCGATGGCCGCCGAGGTCCAGGCATCCGCGAAATCGGACGCGGGTCAGGCCTTGGTGGCGGAGGGGGATGATGCCGGTGACGAGGTGCCCGCCGTGGGCGAGGCCGTGACCGACAGTGACTAGATAGACCATGGCCGCCGGAGCACCAGCCGGCTACGCCACAGTGCGGCCGTTTCGCTACGCGGCCGCACTGATCTTACAACGGAGGAATCGCGGATGGCCGACGTTGCGCACGTCAATCAAGCTGACGTCCTGCAGGCAATCCGGAACCGGATTTGTGAGCAGTTGCCCCATTTTTTCAGCGACGTCAATGTCTACGTCGACGATCAGCCCCTGCCCAGTAACGACCGTGTTCCCGACTTCATGCACTGTATCAGTGTTTGTCCTTCCGACGGGAATTTCGAGGGCAATGCGCCGTGTGACATCCGCGAGGCCTTTGGCATCGACGTGACGGTGATGAAGCGGGATCCGATCGACCAGCCCGGGCGGCTGGACGTGGCCTTCGTGGACGACGAGCACGGATTGATCCGGTTTTTCAAGCCGGCTTTGATGACCGCCCTGTTGATTGACCAGGATCCGACGACGGGTTCGCGACGTCGCTGGATGCCCACGACGGCCGACGGTCTGGAAATGCTGGCCGAGGATCTGAAAATCGTCGGGTTCACCAGTCCAAAACGAGTCGAATCGTGGCCGATGCTGGCCATGACGCTGCATCTCAACACCACGATTCTCTGGGCGATATGACTGATTTTAAGAAATACCGATCGCTAAAGCTGACGGCGGGGTTTTTGTTGCGGTCGATAAACCGCGACTCCGAATACGACAACGTGCACAGGGTGGATCAGACACGTTCGTCGGACTTTCATCCGATTCTGTTTGCGACGCCGGAGATTCAGTCCTACATCGATCAGTATTTGGTGACCGCGACTAAAACGGTGATGCGGTCGGATTTAAGGTCTTCGCGCATTCCCCATGACGCGTGCTGTGGACCGGAGGAGACGTTGGAGCCCATTCCCTTGGAGCCCCAACCGGAATTGAAAATCAACCAATTCTATAACCCGTATACGTGGTCCGATTTTGGGTTCGGGCACTTTCTGGTTGACGAAGAAACCTTTCAATTCATCAGCGGGATGCAGACCGATCGATTGATGACGCTGTTTGTGTCAAAACTGGTTTATCTGGATGACGATGGCAGGACCAGACAGCTTCGAGCACACGAGTTCATGTCCATGGTCGGCTTTGCCGCCATCGGCACCGAGGTGGGGAAACGGGTCTACGTGGTGACGATGGTTGACTGGCGGTTTTATGGCCGTCAGGTAATCGGCGACCACTACCTATCGTTGGCAACATTGAGTAGTCAACCGACGTGGGACAGGCTGTTCGATGCCTGTTATGAGGAAATGGACGACTCCCCGTGGTGTTACCAGTATTTTAGCTATCGGCGCAGGGTACACCCAACGGACAGGTCGAATTTGAAAACCAGTTTGTTGGCAGCCGTTTGGGGCCAACCAGACAGCCGGTATTTCCGACAGGGTGCCAATGTCGCCACCGCCTGGGACAACATGTTTTTCAGCAATACGCTGGGCTATTCGGGACAGTCTTTTTCGAGTGATGTTTCCGGTCAGTCTCTTATGGAATTGCTGCAAGGTGACCTGACCGACTCTGGCCCGCCGGTGCCGAAGGATTTGGACCCGAACACGGGTCAAAAATCGCGAATAACGTTTTCGATTTGGTTTCGTCGCCGAAAAAAAACAAAAGTGCAATGCGGAGATTTTTTGTACCGATTGGGGATTGGTGATACACACTTCTTCTCGTCGATGTACGCTGTCTACGACCCGCAAAACGACATTGCCAACCAATCTGCGCTGGATAGTTATTACGACCACCTGTCCGCACAATGGGCCGAACGACTTCCAATCAGCAGTCACTCACTAATTGTACCTTGGCCCTTTTCCAGTGGATCCATCATTGACTTTGGCAACACGGTCCCGGGGGCGTTGTACCACAACCGGGGAATGATGCTGGCACCCGTCCATCAGCACCTGTACGCGGTCGATGAGCAGCACGACAGTTGCAACGAACAATGCATGATCGACATTGATGATTACTCGGACATCATCTATCTCGATCGCTCCAGCTTTCACCGGGCAACGGTGATCGGCTCCAAGTGGGAGCCGATCGTCGAGCGTTGGCATTACACGCTCGAAGTCGAGGGCCGATGTTATTTTGCTTGGGAGGACTACCAGGAGAATAAATTCACGGTCCCCGATGTTCGATCCAATAGTTGTGGTCGGATTCCTGTTGGCACAACCGGCCTCTTTCGGATCGACGAGTGCTGCGGCACCTCGTTTGACCCTGATTGCGAGAAATGCGTCGTCAGTGTCTATGTTCCAGGCCAGGGAACATTGCTGACGCAAGCACCAAAGGGCACGTTTCGCGGGGTCGCCCTGGAGGACATACCCAAGGGGGATACGGGGCTAATTCAGATCCAGGGTTGCCGGTCGGACATGTCGTTCAATGTCAACGCGAAGAACTGGTCGGAATGCGACGCGGAGACGGACGATAAACTGGTGGTCACGGTCGACGAGTGCTGCCAGGTGTTTTTCAATCTGTGCAAGTGCTGCGACAATTCCTGCTGTGAAAACGACAAGGTCTATTTCTGCGCCAACGGCGAACAGGTGGTTTTGGAACTGAATGTTCCCAAGGTCATCATGCTGGATGAATGCGACGACAATTGCGTCCAGGCTTATTGGACGGTCACGCTGACCGAAAAGACGATCAGCGAGGACTGCGAGACGATGGATGTCACGATCGAGATTGTCCCGTATTGTGACGCCGAACGGCCGGTGGAGACGGTGTCCGCGACGTTCAACTGTGCGACGCCGAGTTGTGAGACGGGTACCGGCACCTACTTCCCGATCGATTTCAGCTACGGGAATTCGAAGGATTGCACCTGTCAGCCTTGTGTTGCCTGTGAATGCGATTACCCCAATTTGTATGTCTGCTTCAACGGCATCACGTACGACCTGTCTGATTTCAGTCAGAAGACCTGGGACGTCCCGCCCGAGTGCTGCGAGGACTGTCCCGGTGGCGGCAAACTGTACCTGCGGTTGGTCGACCGAGTTGTCTCGGAGGATTGCTCGACGCAAACCTGGTCGGTCACGGGATCGTACACGTGCTACGGAACCGGTGGTGGCGGTGGCGGTACGGATCCAGGCGGTCCGATGTCAATCATTTTGCCCATGCCGTTGAACCATGATTTTGAAATCATCACCGCCTGCGACGAGGAAACGTGTGACGTCGCGTTTTCAATCCCGTTTGTCGCCGATTGCCAACTGGCACTGACGGCCAGCAACTCCAATGCCTGCGATCCGTGCGACCCGTGCGCCCCGGATCGTCCTGATTGCGTCGATGGCATTAAGATTCTTTTGCCTGATGACAAGGGGAAATGGGATGGCGGAATGCTGCCATACAACTGGGATTTTGTGTCGGCTTCCTACGACACGTCGACCGGTAACTGGCAGTTGATTGCAAGAGTCAAAGCCGGCATGTGGGGATTCAGCAGTGGACAACTTGTCCCCTACGCCTCTTCAAACGCGGCGATAACCAACCATTCCCCGGCAGCGTCGGGCCCCTATTCGGAGGGGACGGTTCTCACGATTGAGGGCACGTCGACCCCTCCAACCGCGCTGAACTGCTCTGGCTGGAGAATCCTCAGCACCGTTCCAAGCCAACAGCACATTGGCTACGACTTCGAATGTCGTCACTGCAATAACCAGGCTGGCGACAGCATCTCGGCGGCTGGATCGGTGAGCGCGACCATGGAAGGGGCTGTGTCCGTTACCGAGGCGGGTCAGTCCGTTTCAACCTCGGGGACCGTGGACACCAATGAAGTGATTGGCGACATTGCAGTCACCCAGGCTGGGGACACCGTTGCCGCGTTTGGAACGATTTCCGGAATCATTGAATGATCGGCCTCATTTACAAAACCACCTTTTGACAGGAAAAAGCCATGACTTTGCAATACTCTGAATCCGTGAGAAATGCCCAACTCGATGCGAAGGAAACGACGATCGGCACGGCGCCCAAGTTGAGGATCTACACGGGCACCCAGCCGGCCAACTGTGCGGCGGCTGCATCGGGCACCCTGCTGGTCGAAATCACTCTGCCATCGGATTGGCTCAGTGCGGCATCGGGAGGCAGCAAGGCGAAAGCCGGCACCTGGTCGGGGACCGCCGTTGCGACTGGGACCGCGGGCCACTACCGAATTTACGATTCGTCTGGGACCACCTGCCATGAGCAGGGCGATGTGTCCGACGATTTGAGCCTGTCACCCAGTGCCTCGATCACGTCGGGGAACACGGTGACGATCGACAGCTACTCCACGACCGCAGGGAATGCCTGATGAAACGCTGCCAGCACCTGGGGCCGATCAAGCGGCGCGAGAACGGCTATCACGTCTTGAAATGCGGGATCTTCGGAGAGTGCACGGGGCTGATGTGCCGGGATTGCGGTCAGTTCGTGGATTCGGGCGTCGAGATTCACGGGTTGCTGATCGAGTCGGCAGCCAAGCCGGCTGATCTGGTGGCCGCCAGCGCGGTATCGACGACGAAAGCGAAGACCACGAAGGTTTGCCAGCATCGAAGCCCCGAGCCGGTCCGCCATGAAGAATGCCGGCCATGCAACGGGCGAACCAGCCTTCCCGTGTTTCATTGCACCCTCCACGGATGCGATTGTGCGGAATCCAAGGTCACGGGCATGAAAATCGATCGAATTTGCAAAATTTGTCCCGATGGGCCGTGGTCCGATTGAAATTTTTGGTTGCATCTGGCGAATAACCCATTTAGGATGCAATCCAAAGGGGACTCACCATGAACTGCGTACAAAAAAACCGACTTGCCTGCCTGATCGTTCTTGCCGCATCTTTTTTCCCATTTGCCTACGGATCTTCTGGGCAGTTGACGGTGTATCAGGTCGTCAGTGCGGCGGTGGATAAGTCAAAGGCCGAACAAGCGTATTTGATCGAAAACGACTTGTTTGCATCCATGACGATCGCAACAGCAACGGGTGTGTTTCTGTTGGTTGGCAGTTGTCTGGTGATGAACCTTCGCCCCTTCCCCTTTTTGATTGCCCTTGGCATGGCTTCGATGCTGTATCAGTTATGGTCGACCGTCAATGCGACGCCTGAATCCAGTGCGATTCTGACCAGCCTTGGGACGGGTCCGGGGTTTGGACTGGGATTTTGGGGCATTGCATTGGGATTGTCGATGCTGATTCTCCCGATTCAGACCAGGCCTGTAACATCTCGTCCGATACCGGTTCAGGCAGCAGATCCGCATTCTTATCGGGGATCATTCTAAGGTCGATGTAGCGATTAGTCGTTGCCGCGGACGAATGCCCAAGCGACTGTGTAGGGTCGCCTCCAGCAGCTTTCAGATGCGTCGCGTGGGATTTTCTGAGCCGGTGGAACTTGCTTTTGGAGTCCTTCGGCAATCCGGCGCTTTCCAGAATCTTGTTGTAGATGTGATATTCGTAGTTTGGCGACTTCGGCCAGGGGAATATCAACCGGTGGTTCGAACGGATTTGAGCCAGGCGATTCATGCAGAATGGCGTGAGCGTCGCGATATGGTTCTTTTTAGAGCCCTTTCGGTTCTCGGCGGGAAAAAGGAGCCGGTTACCGGAAAGATGCGTCCACTCGCTTTTGAGGACGGCTGTCTTGCGTTCTCCGGTCGTGTAGCAGACGGAGACGAGCGCCAGCCACCATTTGTTGGCCGGGATCACGAAATAGGTTTCGCCAGAATACTCGGCGCAGGCGGCGTACAGTCGCTGAAGCTCTTCCATGGTCCAGGCTCTGGCGTCGGTCTCGGGCTCCGGAATCTTTTTGATTTCTGGGAATTCTGAGACCAGGTGTTTACGAGCCGCTAGACGCCACAGCGCCAGCAATTGAGCTCGTTCCTTGTTGATTCCAGGTCGTTTGCGCCCCTCGTCGATCAACGCCTGCAGGTGCCTTCCTACGGTCAGATCGTTAAGATCCGTCAATTCGGCGGGTCGTCCCAGGAAACTGGAAAACAGCTCGATCGAATAGCGGTACAGCACGTCGGTTCGCTGGGAGCCACCGATTAGGCGCAGCGGCCTGTAAATATCTCGGTAGAATTCAATGAGTTTCATCGGTTGCCCCCTGTGTTCAAGTGGGAAACCGGCGATACCGATCGTGTCAATTGGTCAAGTTGTCGTGATTTTGTTTGTCTGAGCATAGCCAGTGCCCCGTAAGTTCATCGAGTTGTCTTTTGGAAGTGGCTAATTTTTATTAGCTCAACTTATTGAATCATGCATGCAAAAAAAAATTTTTCAGCTATCCTGAAATTTCGAATCCCTCTCCATCCGCTCAGGTATGTGGAAAAAACCGCCATAAAGCGGGTTTCGAAAAGGGGATTCAGATGGCAAACAATGAGGTTCTAATGGAGCGTTGGCTGATGAACAATTTTGGTCGCCTGATACGCGACAGACGCCGGGAATTGGGGCTCACCCAGACGGAATTGGCGGAGTCGGTGAACATGTCGCAACCGAGGATTTCCAACATCGAACGGGGCAAGGGGAATCCCACCCTGGCGAGCATCGTGGTGATTGCCGAACGACTGGGCCTGCAGGTCAAATTGAGCCCTAAAATCAAGCGTCGGGATCGATCTTCGTCGTGACGACTCGGCTTATTCCGGCTGATCAATCTATCCTCACCACAACGCCTCTCCTGGAGGCGTTTTTTTGTTGACGTCCCCCCTGGGTTGTCACGCTCTATCGTGACCGTCGATAGTGTCGAACTACAGTCGCTTACAGTAGTGATTGACTATAGTCGGCTACTACCTAACCTAACCTAACCTAACCAAACCAAAACCCAGTTAGTCGAAGCGACTTGTCTTTTTCCCTTAGCGGGATTTCTGCCCTTACTGAAATCTTTCAGATTTTCTCAAATCCTGAAAAAATGTGTCGTGTGTCGTGAATCCCCTCTGGACTCCGTCCGATACTTTTGGCAGACTGCTCCCCGACGTGGTGAGACGACATCACGCCGATGGTGACGGAAACGACTTTCATGGAGAGAGACGATGGACGCGAGTGCGATTGAGTTTGAGGGATGGGTGGCAGTGTCTGAGAATCACGCCACCGAGGAATCCTGGCTGGCCGCCCGACGATCGATGATTGGGGCCAGCGAATCTGCGGCGCTGATTGGTGAGGGGTACAAAGATCAGAACGTGGCTAGCATCTGGCTGGAAAAGACCCGCGGAGAAACCCGCGAGTTTTCAGAAGCCGAAAACCGCCGGCTGCGTATCGGAAAGCAGGTCGAGCCTGTCCTGCGAGCGGAATTTGAGCATGATACCGGCCTGAAATGCATGTCTCCTGGCCCATTCCGGATCTTTCGGCACCCCAATTTCCCTTGGCTCGGCGCGACGCTGGACGGCGTGACCTACCACGACGAGTTTGGCTGGTGCCCGGTCGAGTTGAAAAACGTCAGCGAGTGGGCCGCATCGGACTGGGAGGACGACGGGATCCCGGTCAAGTTCGAAATCCAGATCCAGCACCAGATGGCCGTCACGGGCGCATCGGTCGCCTACCTGGTGGGTTTGATCGGTGGTCAACGCATCGAGATTCGGCAACGATTCAGGAACGACGAAGCCATTGTCCGACTTTTGACGCGAAACCGTGAATTCTGGTCGTACGTTGAATCGAAAACCGTCCCCCCGCTGTCTGACGTCGATTTGGCGGTGACGGACGTCCGAAAGCTGTTCCCGACCGAAAACGGTGAGCTGTGCTATCTGCCCGAGGAACTGCAGGACATCGACGAGCAACTGGTTTTTCTCAAGGAAGAGAGAAAACGACTGGACGAGCAGATCAAGGTGTTTGAGGCACGAATCGAACTGGCCATCGGCGAATACGCGATGGGTCAATTGCCAAACGGGGTGGTCTGGACCCACAAGGAACAGCATCGCAAGGAATACGTAACGCCAGCCAAGAGTTTTCGAGTTTTGCGGCGAAAGGGGTGATTTGTGAGCAGTGTCAGTACCAAGACGGAAGTTGATCAAAAGGACGTGTTTCGAGCCGAGGCCCAGAAGATCAGCCACAAAATGCTGGTTAGTTGGGTGGGCGAAGAACGGGCCAACGTCGCTGCCGGCCGGCTCGCGGTGGCCCTAGTGTCCGCGGGAGCCAGTGCTAAGAAACCGGAAGATTTCTATTCATGCTCAATCGAAAGCGTGGCGAACGTGATCGCCATTTCGGCCCTGACCGGGATCATGGTCGGGCAGAACGTGAGTGCTTTGGCCTACGCGATTCCCCGGAAAATCAAGGACAAATGGCAACTGGGTTATCAACTCAGCCATCGCGGCATCAACGCGTTGGCTTCCAGGTCTGGCCGGACGATGATTCCGATCCCGATTGGTAAAAACGATGAAATCTCGATCGACGAGGATTTCAACATCCAGTTGGTCAACGTCGACTTGGACAATCCTCCGACAACCTACGAAGACCTCCGCGGCGTGGTGGTGTTGATCAAGGATCTGCAAACAGCCCGCAACATCCACCGCGCGTACGTCCCGAAAAAAATCATCGACATCCGCCGGGATGACAGTGACGCCTATCAGTTTGCGATGAAAAACGACTGGGCGCGTGAACGGTGCCCCTGGTTCAAATATGGCGTCGAGATGGCCATGAAAGCCGCGATGCATTATTCGGTGGCCAGGGGTTGGTGCGTGATTGACGATATGGATGCGATTCGGGCGGTCAGCATGGACGTGGAAGCGGATTCCATTTCGATGGCGCAGGAAAACCAGCCGAAGCGACTGGAAGCCCTGTACGCCGATTATCGCGAAAAATCGTCGACGACCACTCCGGAAGCAGCGCCGGAAAGCAAGCCGGATCCGCAGCCGGAAGCGAAAGAGATGACGCACGGCGAGCTGGAAACGATTCTAAAAATGTCGCGGACGCGCATGGCGGTGTTGAAGTCCGCCAAAGCCCTGACCGACCAGCATCCCAAACTGGCCGACGTGATCGACAAGCTGGCCAAGCAGGTGGCCGACGCGATTCCGGACGAAGCCGCGGACATGGAGTCGCGGAAGGAACGCTGGAAACATACTCTGGCCCGAACCAAGAGCGAAAAGCAATTGGTGGCCCTGGAGAAGTCCGTGCACGACTGGATCGCCAATAGCGGGCTATCTGAGGACGACCAGATTGAGTGGGGGACGTTGTTTGACGACCTGGCCAGCGAAAAGCGAGAGGAGTTGGGGGAATGAGGATCCCAAAAAAGGAAAGCATTAAAAACTACTCGGTCCGAGACGCAGCGCGTCCACCAAGCGGAAGGGATCCGATGGAACACCGAGAAATCGTGTGGATGAACAATTGCGATGTGTGGGTGACACGCAAGGCATTTGATATGGCAGTGGAAAGGTATTTGGAGACGGGTCGATTGCCGCATCCAAAGGTCGCAAACAAGGACTAGCAAAGGGGATTGATATGAACAGCATCGAACTGAAAAACGTGGCACCCATTTCCCAGTTGACCATTCCGATTCCGGAAAAGGGCGGTGTGGTCGTCCTGCGAGGGGCGAACGGATCAGGCAAGTCGCACGCGCTGCAAGCCGTAGAGGGTCTGTACGACAAGAACGTGCGGAAGACCCTGCGAAACACGGACGGAACGCAATCGGGGTCTGTGAAGGGGATGGGGGT